TTTCAAATTCCAATTTTTACCTAAATCGATTATAAAACTAACCGACGAAGCAGATTTATTGGTTAACCATATATCTTCGGAATCTGTTAAAATATTGTCGATATTGTTGTTATCATACGGTTCCGGTATTGTCCCAATAAATCCTTTACCAACCGTGGGGATCCATTTACCAACTTCATTGACATGACCTATAACTGTATTCAGTATAACAATACTCGATCCTTCTATAGGAACATCTTGACCTCCAGTAGATTCCTCAGCGGTTATAACGGGTATATATGTAGGTATGACATAACCGGTCAATTGACTTGAAGAACCGGATTCAGAAATGGGAGTCGGAGAAATTGAGAATGTGGCGGTATTACCAAAACCATCTTGTGTCCTCGCAAAAAAGAAGAAACTAGTGTCACGACCGGGTTCGATGAATTCTACATCTCGAAAGACCCCGTCTTCTGGGATCACCAACGAAGTGAAACAATACGTAAATTTCTTAACTATACGTTTCTTTTTATCAGAAGCCGACCTTTTTTGTTCTGAACCAAAATTTCTTGAGTTTTTTACAAATTTGTCGGTGTGATTTGGTAAATTTATATCAGTCTTGTTAGCTGATATCAAATCGTTAACAAACGAGTCACCAAATTCAATATTGTTGTCTATGTTAAAATCCAGGTTTTTTGTAAAATCAAAATTTTCCAATGCCAATAAGAATGCATTTATATCTTCTTCTGTATATTCATTATTGAGGATTGGATTGAAATTAAACACCGCAGAATGCATTTGAGATCCAGAAGAATCGGAATCTATCAAATCAAAACTGATAGATAATCCGAATTCATCCAATACAGAACTACTTACTGTATCTACATCAGGAGCGGAAGTATCTGCTAAATCAACAATAGAAATATTTACAATTCGACCATCTTGTAAATGATCTCGAGTAAAATGTGAATATATGAAATATGTATTAGATGTATTAGATTGAGATGAATCGGGTGGACTAACTTCAAAAACAGAATCTGTATCCAAATTTAAAGTATCATCGGTCGAACTGGTATTTAAATCGGCAACATTTTTAGTACGAAAAAGTGAATCAGGAGTGTTCGTGGTATCATTATCAAAATTGATAGTGAAACTTTGAACGGGTACATGGTCTGGTGAACTGTTTACGAATTGATAGATAAATTTAAAATTTGATTTATTAATTTGTATACGAATAAATTCTTCGATTTGTTCTGTAGTTAGAAATCGATTTGTGGCAAACACAGTGTGTTTATGATTGCTGAAAAAGTCTTGTTTACGCACTTTCGTAGTAATAAATGTTTCTTCTACAGCAATTGTTTCTATAGTAATTTTTGTAGTAGTATCTGAAACTCGTATAGAACCATTCCGTTGTCCATACGTTGAAATTTTTTGTCCAGGTCTTACACGGAGCATGATGTCTTTCTTATTCATCTCTATATTATTAATATAGATATTAAACACATATGTTTACAATAATATAAATTCAATAATATAGGAATGCAGTAATGTATATATAATTAAAATAATTAAAGATTTATATTATTATGGGAGATATGAAGAATCCGGGGACAGAACAACGAAAATCAGATGCGATAAAGATATTAGAAAAATATCCAGATCGGATACCAGTAATAATAAACAAATCCGAAAATAGTGATGTACCAGATATTGATAAAAGAAAGTTTTTAGTTCCCAATGATTTGACAGTAGGACAATTTGTATATGTAATACGTAAACGTATACGTTTGTCACCGGAAAAGGCATTGTTTGTATTTATTAACAACACATTACCACCGACATCATCGATAATGTCACAAATGTATGTTGAATATCAAAATGAAGATGGATTTTTATATATGACGTACAGTGGAGAAAATACATTTGGAGAAAAAATATAATTCATTTATTATAATGAGTATAACAAATGAATTTTCAAATTATATATTAAATGAAGATGTAAGAAATATGAATAATATATGTAATATAAGTAGATTCGAACATCAAAAACATCAAAAATTTATAGGAGAGTACATGAAAAAAAAACAAAAAGATAATCCTCGTATATTATTGTATCATGGTTTAGGTTCGGGAAAAACATGTACATCTATATTAGTTGCAGAAATGATAAAAACAAAACACAAAGCGTTGGTAGTAGTACCAGCATCATTAATAGAGAATTACAAAAAGGAATTAATGAGTTCATGTGTAAAAAACAATAAATATATAACAATAAAAGAAAAACAGAGTTTGTATACTGTAAATGTACAAACAACAAAGGAAAAACAAAAATATAACGAATTATTAAAAAGGATCAATAAGAGAATAATGAAAGATTATGAAATAATTTCATATCAAGGTTTTGTTAAACAAAGTAAAAATAATAAATTACGGTTAAAAAATCGTTTATTAATAATAGATGAGGTGCAAAACATAATAAGTTTTGATGGATTAATGTACAATACATTTCATGGGGAGATTGTAATGAAGAATCCTGAAAACCTAAAACTTATATTGTTATCTGGTACACCAATGACCGATAGTGTGAATGAAATAGCTTTGGTTATAAATTTATTAAATGACTCTGAAAATCAAATTGGAGGGAATTTTGTTAGAACCTTTTTTAAACTAGAAAAAGGTAAAAGACCAGCAATACAAAATGAAGAATTGCTTAATCATTATTTCAAAAATAAAATATCATATTTCAAAGGTGTAAGTCCAAATGCTTATCCATCTAGAAGAAATTATACAGAAAAATGTATGATGTCGGACATACAATATGAAGTATATGAGAAAACAATCGACACGAATCTTATAAATATGTCAAATGAAGGCATATATCAAAGAGCATTCTTAATAGGTCCGAGACAAGCTGCAAATGTAGTGTATAGTAGAAAAAAAACAGTTGGTTTATCTTCACGTCCAAAGGATTTAAAAGCAGATGATATTGTGTCGAGTAAGTTTGAAAGGGCAGTGTATAACTTGAAACGACTAGTTGGACCATGTTTCGTATATTCGAACTTTGTAACAGCTGCAGGTGTGGACGATTTTTCAATATTCATAAAAAATCACGGATTTGAAGAATATGATTTAAGAAAAAAACCAAATTCTTCAAAAAAATATTTCTATGTTTTTAGAAGTGGTGCAACTGAAAGAAATACAAAAATATTGTCAATATTTAATTCTTATGCAAATAAAGATGGAAATTTAATAAAATTCATAATGGGATCACCTGTTATGAAAGAAGGCATAACTTTATTACGAGTTAGATCTGTACATTTATTAGACCCATATTGGAACAATAGTCGAACAGAACAAATTATAGGAAGAGCTATTCGTTATTGTTCTCATAAAGATTTACCAGACGATGAAAGGAAAGTGTCAGTATATCATTATATAGCAGAAACACCTGACGATGAAATAAGTATAGACGAATATATACAAAAAATATCAAATACAAAAAATGCATTCATAAAATCAATGGATGATTATATAAAAAGAATAGCATTCGATTGTAATCTTTTCAAGAAAATAAATAACGTAGAAACTTGTCAAATAGATTTAGATCCACCTATGTTAAATAATAATGAAGAAACAAATATAATTGTACCTTTTGAAAGTGATATAGATGACATATATTCAGAACTTAGTACAAATAAAATAAGAAAGTTTTTGTATAAATTCGATATATATGTATATTCAACAAATATCATAAAAAGTTATACAAAAAAGAAAGAATATTATGTAATCAAAGATAAAATTAACAAAGTATTGAATGACTTATTTGGTAATAATATAAATATTAGATATGCATTATTACCTTCTTCATATAAAAACCAAAATGACATTTGTCTAATCTATCCTCGTCATAGAAAACCAATTGCATCCTCTATACCTGTTTCAATTAATGGACGGTTTTTTAATGCTAAAAGATTGGCATTTAATAAACTTGTTAAAAATAAAGGTTTAAATAATATAAACAATATAAATTAATAACTATATTATGTTTTATAATAACATATTAAAACATAATTGGTTTCCATTATTATCTTCTTCTGAATTACACAAAAATAAGATTATAAACAAACAATTTTTTAATAAAGATATTATAATTTATAAATCACCAAATAACAGTGTATTTATAAAATCAAGATACTGTCCACATAGAAACGCCGATATGACACTTGGTCGGGTTTCCGATTCATGTATAACATGTCCATATCATGGTTGGGAATTCGATAATTCGAATGCATGTGTGACTAAAATACCATCCTGTAATAGTACATTTATTGATCAAATTAGTTTAGAACATTATTATGTACATGACGATGATGATATAATATGGTGTTATTTTGGAGATAATGAAAGTTGTCCTATATCAACACCAGTGTATGAAACGTTCGATGATTTTCATATAACGTCTGGTTTTCGAGTCATGAACTGTAATTGGATGAGAGTAATAGAAAACAGTATTGATCCGAGTCATCCAAATTTTGTTCATCAAAACACATTTTCTGGTAACAAATCTACAAAAATAAAATATATTAAGAAACCTACATATATAAAACAAGACAATATCATAAACAGTGTTGTACAAATATATCACGAGTCTACAATTCCTTATTTCGATTCAAATGGGTTTATACATATATATTTTAAAATTGAATTACCGAATACCGTGGTTATTTCGTTCAAAAGAAAAGAAAATAACATCTTAACGATTATTACAGCTGTTCCGTTATCTGATACAGAAACATTAATATACTGGCGTTTTGGTCAGGATTTTGTTATTTCAGAAAATCTTAAGTTTTTCATAAATACAATTATCACTTATGAAATGAACAAAGTTTTAGATGAAGATCAAAATATTTTAGATTCTCTTCAAGAAAATAATAATACTGTAATTTATTCAAATGCAGATCTTATCCAATTAATATATCATAACATATTGAAAAATAAACTTAAAGAAATTTAATTATACATTACATAAATGACTATAAATACAAATCTACTAAAAGTTATACTTGCTTTACAATATAAAAACATTACAGAATATACATTTAAGGCTTTTGGATACACCTGTTATATAGAAAAAGAAAAATCACCGATAAGTATACGAAAGATTTCAGATATTTATGAAAACGAAATTCAATATAATAAAAAAATAGTAAATAAATAATATATGACTGGAAATCAATTAAAATGGTATTTGGTTATTTTATTTCATAAAAGGTCCATTAACTATGGGAATTGATGCTTTCTTATAAACGAATTCTGCATAGTCGTAGTGTTGTCCCGTGTGATGTACGATTCTTAACGGGGTATTATATAAATTGGACAAATTTTGTTCAAACCCAGGGAAAAGTTTCCCAGTATCTGGATTGTATACTTTGATGCCTTTGAATTTATAATCTCTAATAATTATACGATTGAGGAAGAAAACTTCAATAGCACCTCCCCAACAACCATCTTTTGAAATATGTTCGATATATTTAATCGATTTTAAAATCAATTGTTTTCTAATAGGCAAGTTATCAAAATCTACTTCATTAAAATTGTTATAACTACCAGACATTGTATGTACGATATCGGAAGATGGGTTATTGTTTAATATATATGAATACATTTCGATAACCATTTGTTTCCGTAAAAGTCTAGCGAGTAGGTTTACTTGTTTACTTGTCGGTTTTTTTGGTTTTAGTTTTCTGTATAAAATACCGAACGCAACAGCGTTAAACAAACAATTTCCGTTTCCATTTACTTTATGAATTTTTAACATTATACATTATCATATATATATTTATCAGTAAAATAATTATAAACAAACATATTAAATGGAAATTGAAGGATTGAATAAAACGACATTAAATAATGATGTTAAATATATTATATATAAACATCTTTGTAAATTAAAACAAATACCTTCTAAATTAAAAAAACATATAGAAATATATGATAAGATACATGAAATAAAAAAAATATATAAAAAAATACATGATAAAGAAGTACGTTATAACGGTGTAGTATATGTTGATAATATATATTATTTATACAAATTAGTTTATGACATAGATCTATTTATAATAACTAGCGACGAACTCCGAAGAATACAAATGCTACGGAATGTTGTACCATATAGAAATGATATAGATAATACAATAATGAAAAAATGGTCGTTATTAAATTATAAGGAGATGTGTGAGTTATATGACAATACGATTCTACAAATTACATAGATTAAATGGAATTTTTTTTGTAATCGTCATGTATTTTGATTAATTGAAATTGTAAGTCTTTGTTACATTTTGCGAGTATATCAATTTCTTTTTGCATTATTTTCATATCTTTATTTTGTTTATTGATGATTTGAGTTTTTTCTTCAGAAAGATCTTGATAATACAATGCTTTCTTTTGGAAAGTTACCATTTCAACTTCATAACTGTGTAAATTTCCCATGATTTATGTATTATAATATATTTATTGTTTAAATTAGAATGTGAATAGCAAACATAATTTAATTGATCAATGAGCATTTAAAATTCTGCATCAAGAGCAAATGAATTGTCATCGGATGATAATGCATTACTAAGACTATATTCACCAACCTTTTTCTCGAAGAAATTTGTTTTACCTTGAACACTAATATTTTCCATAAAATCGAAAGGATTCTTAGAATTCCAAATGGTTTGATAACCGATTGATTGTAAAAACCGATCTGCAACGAATTCAACATAAGATGACATTAAATCTGAATTCATTCCAATCATTCCGCAAGGAATTGATTCTATAATGAATTCTTTTTCGTGATTTACAGCATCCGTTACAATCGCATGTACATCTGACATGGACGGTTTAAAATGTAACTTGTTAAATAATAACACCGCAAAGTCCAAATGGGAACCTTCGTCACGACTTATAAGTTCATTACTGAAACATAGACCAGGCATAAGACCTCGTTTTTTCAACCAAAAAATACTACAAAATGCACCAGAAAACAAAATACCTTCCACACAAGCAAACGCGACCAATCTTTTAGCGAATGATTTACAATTATTTCTATCGATATATGATCTACACCAATTTGCCTTTTTCTTAATAGAAGGAATATTATGGACAGCTTGAAATAAATATAATTTTTCATCCGGATCTGTAATATAACGATCGATTAACAAAGAATACGTCTCACTGTGAATTGTTTCATTAAATTGTTGATACGAATAAAATGCACGAGCTTCAGAGAACTGAACTTCAGTACTAAAATTGTTGGCGAGATTGGTGTTAACGATACCATCGGCAGAAGAAAAGAATGCAAGAATATGCTTAATGAAAAATTTTTCATTATCTGACATTTTTTTCCAATCTGGTTCATCTTGATGAAAATCGATTTCTTTTACAGTCCAAAAACTCGCTACTGCCTTTTCATACGCATTCCATAAATCCGGATGTTGTATAGGGAAAATAGTATCAATATTATCATTAATCATTAAAAGTGGTTCATTATATTTACGTAATATATCATCATATTCTAAATAATTACCAGATGTATCAAATAAAATAGGAAAAGAAGAAAAACATAACTCTTCATCATTACAAATTTTATAAACATCAACCAAACTGGAACAAATCGATACTTCAAAATCAATATCCAATTGAGATAAAAGATTTTTAACAATATCACATTTAAAACAATTAAGTTTACTGAACAATATCATATTTCTATATATATATATACTTGTTTTTAAACTATTAAATAATCACAATTTAATAGGATTCAAGCTATCCATTCCTATAATAGTAGTAATACCATATGAATCCATGAGATGCAATTCTTGTCCGTCGATGAAATCTTCAGACGGAAATAACCAATTTGGAATAATATATGAATTAAAAAAATCATGATTTGGCCCTAAATATTTTTTCAATTTTTTTAAAACATCTTCTGTATCGTTACAAATCCAACTTTCGGTGCATTCACACCAATTAGAAGAAATTAAATTAGCCATTACGATTTTCTTCTTAAATGGTATTTTTTTAAATAAACAGGTGAAATCTAAGAAATTGTTATGACCACCATTATTTGGATTAAATGAACATACATGCCGATATTTTTGGTTTTTAAATTTAAACCTATATTCAATTCGATAATCATTATCACTACCGTTGGGAATATGGGAGAAATAATCCGAAGATGATAAAAATAAATCAGTTAAATCTATCATAGAATCCGAATTATTATCGTAGGCAATTACTTTATAAATATTCAAAGGCATAGGATCTTCAGTCATTCTATCTAAAGTGTGAACCCAACTTTGAACAACTTGTTTAAAAAGAATATTCAAATAAGCCGTAACAAATGAAATATAATTATATACATTGTAAAAATACATATAATACATTATTTTATCATCTTTAAGTCAGAATATTTGTATGAAAGTTATTTAAAATTATGACTTGTAATATATCAATGTTATTATGTCAACAATTCATGCTAAATATGAAGAAAAATTAAATGAGATTGAAAATAATATTAATGAATCAAATACATTGTTAACAGAAATAAAATTATTATATGATGAAAAGAAAATACATGGTGATAATATTTTGAAATTATTAGAAATCGATTCTATTATATATGAAAAAGAAGAAAAAATGAAAGAAATTGAAAATGACACCTTTCATCTGTATTTATTAAAAATAAAACCGATCATTAACAGTTATACAGATACAACCAATAATGGGATTTTTACAAAAAATGATACATTAGATAAAGGTGATATTAGTAATTTTATAAAACAAAGAACAAATAATTCAAGAGGTTCATTGTTCAATGTATATATGAATGTTATAGAAAATAAACCTTTACATATACATAAATCAGAAAGCGATTATATATGTAATACCTGCTCAATACCTAAAATAGTATCATCGACAGAATCATTTATGATTTGTCCAAAATGTGGTGTAGATGAATTATTTTTCGAATGTGGAATGCAAGGTTTAACATATGAACAAGAAGTAAATACAGATACAAATGTACATTTTGCATATAAACGCATAAATCATTTTAGAGAATTATTGGCACAATTACAAGCAAAAGAAACATCAGATATACCAAAGGAAATAATTGATAGTTTGAGATATGAATTGAAAAAAGAACGTATTGAATTTGTGTCTGATATAACACAAACGAAAGTAAGACATTATTTGAAAAAACTGAAATATAATAAATATTATGAAAATGCAAATCAAATATTGAATATATTAACAGGTACACCACCACCATCCATAACAGAAGAACTGAATGAAAAACTCACTATAATGTTTATGGAAATACAAGAACCTTTTGAAAGAGTTTGTCCAAAGAACCGAAAAAATTTTTTAAGTTACAATTATGTTTTGTATAAATTTTGTGAAATATTGAACGAAGTCGAAATCATGAATTATTTTCCGTTACTCAAGAGTAGAGAAAAATTATATCAACAAGATTGTATTTGGAAACAAATATGTATTATAAAAAATTGGGAGTTCTTTCTAAGTGTTTAAATTATTTAAAGTTTATGAATATATATATATATATATATGGATTTCTTAGAAGAAGATACAGTAACTGTACCAGGACAAAAATATGCACTTATTTCAATTGTAGGTCCAGATTCAAATCAGAAATCGAATATATCTGCAGTTAAAATCAAAGGTGTATTCGATAATAAAGAAGATGCAAACATATATGTTGAAAAATTAATGAAAATTGATAATTCTTACGATATTTTCTTAGTAGAAATGTATAAATGGTTGGCTATTCCACCAGATGTTTCAAGTATAGAAAACCAAGTTCATCAAGAAAAAGAATTGAACGAGTTAATTCAGGGTCATAAAGAACAACAAATCTTAGCAAAATCGCATATGGAACAGAGAAAACGCGACGATATGGAAAAAAGTATAGAAGACTTAATGAAACAAAAGAATGAACATATTTCATCCAGTAGTACAGATTCTAGTAATCAACTCAATGCGGGAGATTTGATGGAACAACAAAATATTTCAACAAATTCTGATTATCAACTTAAAACGGAAGATTTAAAAAACATATCTTGGGCTCCTGGAAAAGCATTGACAAAAGATGAATTTGAAAAAATGAAATCTGAAAGTAAGTCGGATATTAATGTGATCAGCGCAAATTTGAATGAAAAAGGAAAAGAGAAACTATAAATTTATTTGGTTTTTTTGATGGTAATGGTTGGTTTATTAGAAGTTTTTTTATAGACTTCTTCTAATTCTTTTTCATCATGTTTAGGGTCGTACAATTTATTATGCAAATTCCAAAATTTAGGGTGACCAGCTTTAAACGATTTGTGCATCTTTGCTTTATACCAAAAAACAACATCTTCTACCTTATTACTTTTACTAGTATTATCAAGAACAACACATTCATAGTTTTCTGTACATGCATCCATGACCTGATTGAACATATCAAATGTAGGGAAAATTCCAAAAAAGTTTTTATAAATTTTTTCTCTATTTTGAATTATATTTTCTCTTAGGATGAAAATGTAATCGATATTTGCTCTTAAATCTGGTGTAAGATCCATACAATATTGCATAGACAATCCAAACCATATCCCCCAATGTCGTCCATTGTAAAATATAAGTCTCAATACTTGATCTCTAAGAAACTTTTTATCGTACATACAATCGTCTAATAAAACAAAAGCATTGAAATTACTCTCATTTCTTTTTAACATTACTTTTTGTCTTGCTACAACTTTTTCTAATACATCTTTTTTGTATTCATTATATACGAAAGAATCAGGAACGAAATTTTGATAATGTTTATTCCCCTCTTCAGTTCCTGACATCACAACTCCTACAGGTATGTGTTTTTTATGATATAATATATCTGTTATAAGTGTTGATTTACCTGTACCCCTCTTACCAATAAAAACACATATTCTATTATCTCCAATTGTTTTAGGATCGAATTTTTTAAGTTTTAGGTTTGACATTTTACTAATATGAACCGAGAAAAAGTTATTAGGCAAATAACTCGTTTTGATGAGTTCATCTTCAGATTTTTTTTATTTGTATATGTTATATAAACATGGGAGGAGGATTAATGCAACTCGTCGCTTACGGTGCTCAAGATGTTTTCCTTACGGGAAATCCACAAATCAGTTTCTTCAAAGTGGTTTACCGTCGCCACACCAACTTCGCGATGGAATCCATTGAACAAACCTTCAATGGAAACCCTCAACTTGGTAACAAAGTCACCTGTACTATCAGTAGAAATGGTGATTTGATCACCAACTTATGGCTTGAATGTACCATTAAACAGAATGAAACGACACACGGTCTTTGTAACTCTCTTGGTCACGCTCTTATTGAGTATGTTGAACTTGAAATCGGTGGCCAACGTATTGACAAACACTACGGTGAATGGTTAGAGATTCTCTCCGAACTCACTTTACCTGAAGAAAAACGTCAAGGATTCAAAGAAATGATTGGTCGCCGTGATGCCTACTTACCTACCTCAGCTACTGGAGTTGAAGGTATGGGTGCCTATGAAGCTAACGAAGTTTCTCTCTACGTTCCTCTCCAATTCTTCTTCTGTCGCAACCCTGGTCTTGCGCTCCCTCTTATCGCTCTCCAATACCACGAAGTCAAAATTAACGTCAAACTTCGTGAAGCCAAAGATCTCATGTCTCAACATAGTCTCACTGCTACTGAGACTGTTTCGGGTCTCGTACCTACTCTTTCTAGTCTTCGTATGTACGCCGATTACATCTACCTCGACACAGACGAGCGTAGACGTTTTGCCCAAGTTTCGCACGAATACCTCATCGAACAACTTCAACACACTGGTCCTGACGTCGCCAAAACTACCAATCACCGTTTGAACTTCAACCATCCCGTGAAAGAGCTTGTTTGGGTATACCGTAAAAATGGTGCCGAACCAATGAACTTCAACTGTGGTGTCGGGTCCGGGACCAATAGTGTTGGTGCCAATGCCGATTACGTCGATTACTACCTCAATACCAATACTGATACTACAAATACTTCAGCTATGACTCTTGGAGATGTTGTGGATCCCACCTTATCTACCAACGCCAAAGACTGGTTCACCACCTGCAAACTTCAACTCAATGGTCACGATCGTTTCTCGGAACGCAAAGCGGCTTATTTCCGCCTTGTCCAACCTTATCAACACCACACTCGCGTACCTGCGAAACATGTGTATGCGTACTGCTTCGCGCTTAACCCCGAATCTCATCAACCCAGTGGTTCTTGTAACTTCTCTCGTCTCGATAACGTCACTCTCATCTTAGAACCCAATTCATCTGACGGAGTAACTGTTGGTGAATCCGATGAACTCCTCGTCTTTGCCACAAACTACAACGTACTTCGTATTATGAGTGGTATGGGTGGTTTAGCTTACTCCAATTAGAGTAACAATTTTCTAATAATATTCAGTATAATTCTATAAAATATTCAGTTCTTATAAATGTTGTGAAAATCACAATTAATTATATATTAATATTTACAATATATCAATATATAATTATATATCATCATTTTCTGATACGTAACTATAATGTTCCGCAATTTGTTATTCAACGGTTGGTATGATTATGACATGAGTAATAGGTGTTTTGTGTAGAGTCAGTGTTTCCCCTTAATTAATCAAATGTTTCTTTGTTCTCTTTTGTTGCTATTCTTGTGATTACGAAGATAAACATAACTAATCCAGTTTGATACTACTACAAAATAATCAAACTCCAATGCTATAAATATATACTATTCAATACATTTTGTATAATAACAACATTCAATCATATTTTAAAACTATGAGTTATGAACTGAATCATGATATAACCGGTAAACAACCAAATTGACAATGATATTGCGTATTCTAACTCCATTATTTGCGTTATGTATAAATGAACTATCATTGTCATTCTTTATGTGGATACTAACAAACCATATGACATCTCATTAGTCGAATGTATTTATAATTTAGGGTTTTAGGATATTGACGAAAGTTGAACTACGGTGACCGAAATTTGTTCTGGTGTCGTTTATCCCAAACGTAGTAGCTCTTACGTTGTAAATACATGTTTATATATCCCGATATCAATTGTGATTTAAAAAAAGAAAATTATAATAAAAAAAGATGGAAGGATTTCAAATAACCTTTAATTGTCCAAGAGATATACAAGAAGAAGTGTTGATTTGTCCAACAGATAGACACTTGTACACTGTATTAGATAGTTCAATTGAATCACGGGAATCGTTAGATTGTCCAATATGTATAGACACACTAGAGACTAATAATATCATCTCCTTAGATTGTTGTAATAACAAATTTCATATAGAATGTTTGTATAAATGGATACAAGGAAATGCATGTTGTCCAATATGTAGAGATATAACAAATATAAAAACAAAGTTAGATTTTTTGATGAACATCGATAAAACAAATGAATCTATAAACGAATCATTACCGTTGATAACTACAAATAGAAGATATACTTATAGTATAATTTATAAAATTACATTTATATTTTTTATTGGAATTACAATTTTATTTTATATTGATACATTCAAAGATGAATCATTAAAAAAAGAATAAATGATTAGATTATGAAAGATGTGTTTAGTTCAACAAATTTAATACAAAAAATGTAGGCTGTAATAATAATCATAAAAAACAGTTGTGAAATTATATACATAAACTTCGAAGAAACATAAATGAATTAAACATTTTGTAAAAGTTCAATTTCATACATTTTAACCTTGAAATGATCATTAAAAACAGAAATATAAATTATATCATTATCTTGTAATTCTTTACAACCAACATGATTCATACAATCTTCTTTTTCATATGTAATAGGGACCATATTACCATCAGACATAGAGTAATAATTCCATGAATTTTCACCATAAACATAAGGTAGATGATAAATAGTAGCAGGTAAAGTTGTTTTACCAAACAATGGTAAAATAGCGTCTCTTTTTTCATTGAACAACACACCGAGTTGTTTAAATCCATTTAATGTGTTATTGTTATTTGAAATTTTATTTACATTCTTTTTATGTTTTTTGAAATTCAATTTTTTATTGTTTTCGGGTTCAGGGTCTTTGGACGTTTTTTCTTCATCTTTATTTGTTTCTTTAGTTTGATTGATTGTATTCATCTGTTTCATTTCTTTAAAACAATGCCATGTAAAAACCATAATTACTGCATTAAAAGCAATATAAAACATATTTACATCTGGTTTAAACATATATATAGTATACTTATAATTAATTTACTTTAAACAAGTTTATAGATTACATTCTTCCTGTTCACTTTCTGAATTTTCTTCCTCATATTGTAAATCTACTCCAATGAAATATGTACCTTTCAGTTTATTTCCCTTGTAAAATTTTGTAACATTTGTCTTAACAACAATGTTATGTTGTGCAAATGTTGATTGGTAAAAATCAACGACAAATTTGTTTTTCTTGAAATTATTTTCTGAACAATGTTCATTGAATTTTCTAACAAATAATTGCATAGGAATGAATCGATTCGAATCGATGACAATTTTTCCACTATTAAAAAAATTGGAGAGACTATTGGTCGCATCCACCATTTTTTCTTGTGTATTTAAAAAATAAGAAGGAAGATGGTCCCAAATATTGTCATATCCGACGTTTCGAGTCATTCGTTGATAATATAGATTGCATTGTCGAATGATATCAGGAATACATACACGAAGTTTTTTACCTAACATACAATCGTTTTTCTTTACTTTGTTATCGAATCTTGTAACCACGATTCTTCTTTTGATGGAACCACTATTATCTATAAAATCTGGATTTTCATTACCACCTAAAATTCCAGCTGTTTCCCATTTAACAACTTCAGACTTTTTGTATTTAATATTAACATTGATAGTTTCACCACTAATCATACTTTGGAATTCTGCTTGTTCCAAACACCAATCTTTTTTAATTTCAGGTGCAATAAAAATGTATTTTGAATAAATGTCAGAAAGTCCAAATTTGGATTGTACATTGTTTGATAATACGGCAACATCTCCATCGTCGTAAAATTGTTTAGCAACATCATTGTTAATAGTTGATTTTCCTGTTCCACCTTGACCTAGATAAAACATAATAGTTTGCCAGTTATCAAGATCATTTAATGGATAAAGCAATCTACCTAAATAAACTTTATTCCATTCGATAACATCTTTATCCAAATTTTGATATTCGAAAATTTGGTCAAGTAATGGAATATGAATATCTTCGGGTTGGATAGAATTAGTAGTATTTGTCAAAGGGACATCAAAATATTTACAAGAAGTGAAATGTGTTGGAATATTCGGGTCACCATATTCATAAAACTTATCGGTATAAATTTCATTTTCTTCATCCCAATATTTAACAAGATATAAACCATTCTTGAATGAAAAGACATGACGATCTTTTACAAGTTTGGGAAAAAGATCGTCATAACATTTACTAAAATATTCTGTGAATTGTTTGACTACATCTTTTGTTTTAATAGACAATAGAAACATATTTAGGTTGTTACTCCTGGACAGCAATTTATAAATAATATTCGAAATAGAATCTACTTTTTTCCATGCATAAGTCGGAAACCCGTCTTTGGATAAAATACATTCGTAACAATATTCTTCACATCTTTTATATTTCAATTCATAAAACTTTGAACTAAGATACATACATATTTTTTGTATAGGCTTGAGATCGTCATTGTCAAGAGGATGAAATTTGTAAATACTTTGATCTTCAGAAGGACTATATGAATGTTCCGGTTTTAAAGTAGTAGATACCATCGCCAGTCCAATCATAGTGTTTTTTGCATAATGAACAACTGCAAGGATTTTATTTAATTTACATTTATTTTCAATTTGTTCTTCACTATTATTACCAACAAGATTATTTTTTTCTAAGGTTTCTTGTAACATAAAGATGTTATTAAATTCGATTTCAATTGAAGAATTAATAGATTCATTAGTATCTGTAGATGATAATAAAAGATTAGACCTGAATTTTTCTAAAATTTCAGTTGGTGAATAATTATCAAATTGAAAACACCATTTGGTATTCAATTCTTCAAGAGTAATCATAACAGACTCGGAAGTAAATGTAGTAAGATTGGAAGACATTGCTTTGCTATTTTAATACTATGTAAATATATGTTCTTTAAGTTACTTTTGATAATGTGTGTTACATATAAAAAATAAAAATATAAACAATATATAATAATGTTTTCTAGTCTACAAGTATCATCTAATATGGTTATCCAAATGTCTATAATTTTTCTAATCTTTTTAATATTCTATATATATAACACATTTAATGGAAAAATTAACAATCTATCAAAACAAAATCATGATTTGACAGAAAGATGTATTCAGTTAGAAAAATACACTGAAGAAGACGAAGAAGACGAAGAAGAAGAAGAAGAAGAAGAACCGGATACGGGCGAAAAAAATAAAGATATCGAAGGCTTTCAACCAGAAGATGACTTCGCAACTTTAGAAAGTAAAGAGAATTAAATCCTCCCGTAACTTTTAACAATTTCTGTTGTATATTTGAACGAAATTGGTTCATTTAAACCTTCGAAATAAACGACATCCGAATCTTTATTCAATGTTAATTTCACCTTATATTTACGTACGATCTTTTTACCATCCGAATCTATTTTTGGTAAAACTAATGGTACACCGTCTATAGTTTTCCGAATTACTTCCATAACGGTCATAGTTAATGTACATCTACCTTTAATTTTTTTCCCCATTTTACGACATGTGTGATACATCGCTTTCTTAGCAGCTGCAGAATGTGAACCGGTATACAATTTATCACTATCAAATTTAGTTTTTTTATTACCTTGGGCACTTTTTGAAACATTTGTAATCGTAAATAATCTTTCCGACATATATAATATATATACAATAAAAATCAAATATTGATATTAAGCATCCAAATATCTGGACGATTCCTATATCTTATATTTGGAATATTATCCCATGGATGATCATTGGAATAAATATCAGGAGGAACTGGTAAAAGGTATTCTAATTCATCATCATATAAAATTTCATGTTCGTCATAATCATCTACTTCTTCAAAATGAAGAACCTTATAGTCTTCAAAAACAATCGTACCATCCTCATTATCATTGTAAACAAAGAAATTAGACATATTTATATATAATACATCTAGATAAAATATCTTTAAATGACATAAAGGTGTAATTGATTATATATATATATATATATATATGGATGGTTTATACACTGGTATAAGCGAAGGAACAATAATACAATTGAAAAGTAAAAGTGAATTAGATGAAGATATAGATAAAAATGCAAAAGGAACAATAAATTTATTCAAATCCGAATATAAAACATACACACATTTTGAACTAGAAAATATCATGACAACAAAAAAAGTTCAGTTAGGTACAACTTGTATATTTGAAATAGACAATGGAGAAGGTGATTTAATAAGTAATATAATGTTAAAAATAAAACTTCCAACTATTCCTATAACTGTAGATAGAATTTCAAAATCGACTATTTATCGATTTTGGACGAATAGAATAATATGTTCGATGATTAAAACAATAACAGTTAAACATGGGAATAACACATTATTAACATTAGATTCCGATTCATTGTTTATAAACTCTGAATTAAATGTATCATCTTCTAAACAAAAAATGTATGATGTAATGACGGGTAATCATCATACAATACAAAGTATGATTGAATATTCAAATATAGATGACAATGAATATTTTTTGGATATACCATTATTTAAGAATTTTGACCAATTACAATATTTTCCGATAAATAATGCAAGAAATAAAGACTCTAAATTAAAAGTATATATCACATTAAAAGACCTAACAAAATTAATGTTAAAGAGCAGTTATTATGAAACAAATCTAGAAATAAACGATGATTATTCAAATATAGATGATAATGTATATATTTCATTAATGTGTAATCATATATTGTTATCAAGAAATGAAGCTGTATCATTGTTAACATCAAATAATAACTTTTTAATTGAAAATTATCATTTAAATGAATTTACAAATTTCAACAGAGATAATAATAAGGTAATAGAAACTAAATATCAATTGTCATTAAATCATCCAACAAAACAACTAATTGTAGTAATTACGAGAAAAGAAGATGAAGATAATAATAAATACCATAATTATATTGAAATAGATAACATTGAATTATATATAGATGGTAAAAAAATGAATGATGAGATATATGTGAAAAGAAACAATTCGAAGAAAAACTTTAACATAAATAAAAATAAAAAATCACCGAGATACAATATATATTCACTCTCGTTTGCATTTGTACCTGGAATATATCAACCAACAGGACATTTAAATTTTTCAAAAGCAAATAATATATTTATAAAAATAAAATTGAAACAATATGAAGAAGTAATTATAAGAGTATATTCAAGTGAATTAAATATATATAAAACAAATTCCAATGGAGAAGGAAAATATGACAATATTTAAAAAATAATATCATAGTTCTTTTCTTTTATATAAAAATCAATACATTTGTGAACTTTGGTAACCGTAACAATAGAAATTTTTTGTTGTCTTACAAAATGTTTATTATCAAAATTGATCTTATTTTGTTTAGTGACATAAAATATAATACCACAAACCACCGACGAAGGTGTTTTACCATCAAGAATTCCTTCATTTATAATAAATTGATTTAATTTTAAACATGATTTAATCAACTTATATTCCGTTTGTTTATCAAGTTCTATTGAATTACAATAACGAGGTATTAAGTCTTGTGTGTTTGTATACACGTTCAATGTATTGTCTTTTGTCAAAACATCTCTCATATAACTTATGAATATTTTATTAGTTTTATTAATTGTTGGAACATCGATATTGCAAATAATAGAGATTTCTTTGACAGAACGTGTTACATTATGTAATTTGCATGAAT